TCAACGTAGGATACCTAGTGCTACTGGCGGTGGTGGCAATGTTGTTGATTCAGCGTATAATCCACTGTCAATTAACGAAGATTACTTCTTCCCAACCACCGCTGAAGGCAGAGGAAGTAAAGTTGAAACTCTACCAGGAGGAACGAATCTTGGTGAGATTGACGACTTAAAGTACTTTACTAACAAGTTATTCCGTGGTTTAAGAATTCCAAGTAGCTATCTGCCAACTGGTGCAGATGACAGCCAAGCGCAGTATAACGACGGGCGAGTTGGCACAGCATATATTCAAGAACTGCGTTTTAATGAATACTGCAAAAGACTACAGAGTCTAATGGCAGATATCTTTGATCAAGAATTTAAACTTTATCTCTATGATCGAGGTATTAACATTGATAATGCATTGTTTGAATTAAAATTTCAACCGCCGCAGAATTTTGCCAGCTATCGTCAGGCAGAGTTAGACAATCAACGTATCAATACTTACAATGCTATACAGCAGATTCCCTACGTTTCTAAACGATTTGCACTTAAACGATACCTTGGTTTGAGTGAAGAAGAAATGGCAGAAAACGAACGTCTATGGTCGGAAGAAAACGGAAAAGGTTCGTTGGCTTCAACAGACAGTTCTGGAGAACTACGTGGAGTAGGATTAAGTCAAGCTGGTATAGAAGCTGATGCAGCCGCTGCCACAGACACTGAAGCACCACCAGATATGGCGGGAGCAGCACCTCCGGGCGGTGCAGCCGCAGCACCTCCAACTGGTGCACCACCAACAAGTCCGCCAGCAGCATAAATATTGATATGATACTTCGAGAATTATTCTATCAAAATGCTGACGCCAAGTCAGTAGCCAACGACATGCGTTACGACGGCAATCGTGATTCTACATCTTTAAAAAGAAGTGATACTAGAAAGACTAGATTAACTCTTAAACAGATAAACGAATTAAGAAAGGCCAGCGAACAACATATTCTTGAGCAGGAAAAAGAGTTGAAATTTATAGAACAAATGTATAAAACTCCAACTCAAGCACCAGCTTGATATCAAAATTCCTAAAAATCACACCATTTAAAGCATATTATTACAATAATATGTAAATATATTTGACAGCCTTGCAAACATTAAGGAGATAAACATGACTGACCGAAGCAAGTTCGAGCAGATGCTCGAATATCTAATTTCCGAAGAGGAAGACAAAGCCAAAGAACTTTTCCATCAACTAGTCGTTGAGAAAAGCCGTGAAATCTACGAACAAATTTTGAGCGAAGATTTTAACGAAGCCAAAGAAGAAGACGACGAGGAAATGGACGAAGCTAAAGCGGAAGACGAAGACGACGAAGAACTCGACGAAGCATCTGCAGAAGATGACGAAGAAATGGACGAGAATTTTGGCTTTGCCGAAGCCGACGATGAAGAAGAAGGTGGAGACATTGGTGGCGACGCTACAGATGACTTCATGAGCGACATCGACAGCGAAGAAGGCGAAGAAGATGACATGGGCGGCGAAGGCGATATTGAAGATCGTGTAGTTGACCTAGAAGACGCACTTGACGACCTCAAAGCTGAGTTTGAAAAACTAATGGGCAGCGAAGAAGGTGAAGAAGGCATGGACGGCATGGACGACATGGGCGGTGACGACATGGGCGGTGACGACATGGGCATGGACGACGAAGAAAGTCCAATGAAGGACAGCTTTTCAGTAAGCGACAACTTCATGCGTGAGTACATTGAAAAAGTTGCAAACCCAAAAGGTGGTGATGACGGTGTTAACACCAAGTCTCCATTAGCTGGTAAGAATGATATGGGCGGTACAACTGCTAATATCGCAAAAGGTGGTGAAGCTAAAGGCGAAGGTACAAAGGGCGGTTTACTCAATCCTAGTACTAAAGAAGAAAACTTTGGTAACATCAACGTTCCTGGCGGAAATGCTGGTAAAACAGCTTTCAAGAAAAAGGAACCAGGCCACGGCGCTGAGAAGAAGGGCGCGGCCGAAAGTGGTGCTGACACAAACAGTCCACTAAATGGTGCTCCAAAAAGAGCAAAATAAGGTTAAGTAGATGAATTATCTTCGTGAAAACCTGAGTTTTGATCAAGCAAGAATGGTCGTTGAATCCGACGGCCATGACGGCAAAAACCTTTATATGAAAGGAATTTGCATTCAAGGCGGCGTTAGGAATCAAAATCAGCGTGTTTATCCTGTTAATGAAATCGGAAGAGCTGTCAAAACGCTTAACGACCAAATTACTGGTGGATACTCAGTTTTAGGCGAAGTAGATCATCCAGATGACCTACGAATCAACCTAGACCGTGTAAGCCATATGATCACAGAAATGTGGATGGATGGCCCTAACGGTTATGGCAAACTTAAAATCCTTCCAACACCTATGGGGCAACTCGTTAAGGCTATGTTGGAAAGTGGCGTTAAGTTAGGAGTTAGTAGTCGCGGATCCGGAAACGTCAAAGAAGACGGCTCCGGTGAAGTGAGCGATTTTGAGATTATTACAGTAGATGTGGTAGCTCAACCCAGTGCTCCGGGAGCGTATCCTACACCAATCTATGAACACCTTATGAATAATAAGGGAGGTTATAGCAGCCTTCGCATAGCAAAGGAAGTGCAGGAAGATCCCAAGGCGCAAAAATATCTTAAAGAAAGCCTATTGAAAATTATAGGTGGACTCCAATAAAGAGGAGAATCACATGTTGGAAGCACTAAAATCTTTGTTTGAAAACAATGTGATTTCTGAAGAGATCAAAGAGTCTATTGAGAAAGCTTGGGACGCTCGTATCAACGAGAACCGTGCTCAAGTAACTCAAGAACTACGCGAAGAATTTGCACAACGCTACGAGCATGACAAACAAGTCATGGTTGAAGCAATTGATCGCATGTTGGGTGACCAACTACGCGAAGAGATTGCACAGTTTGTTGAAGATCGAGATCAACTAGCTGAAGCAAAAGCAAAAGTCGTTGCCAAGTCTAAAAAAGATGCTGAAAAAATGAAGGAATTCATTGTGCGTCAATTGGCTACTGAAGTTAAAGATCTACATGAAGATCAGAAACAAATGGCAGACAAGTTTATTAAACTTGAAAGATTCGTAGTTGAGGCTCTAGCTCAGGAAATTGCAGAGTTCCATACAGACAAGCAAGAGCTTGCGGAAACCAAAGTACGTTTGATCCGTGAAGGTAAACAGGCCTTTACAAAAGTCAAGCAAGAATTCATTCAACGTGCAGCTAAATTGGTAGAATCTACAGTTGAGAAAACTCTTACAACAGAGATTGGTCAACTAAAAGAAGACATCGAAACAGCTCGCAGAGCCGACTTCGGTCGTAAGTTATTTGAAGCATTTGCTAACGAATATCAAACAAGTTATTTGTCAGAGAAATCTGAAACAGCTAAATTGCTCAAGGTTATAAACCAGAAAGAGTTGGAAGTTGCAACAGCTAAAAATGATGCAGCACAAGCTAGACAACTCGCAGAAAGCAAAGAACACAAAATTAAGGCACTCGTGGAGAGTCAAGAACGTCAACACGTTATGAATGAGCTTATTGCTCCGTTAAACGGAAGTCAAAAGCAGATCATGACAGAGTTACTTGAGAGTGTACAAACTACAAAACTAAAATCTAGTTTTGAAAAGTACCTTCCAGCGGTAATCGCTGGTGAAGCACCACAAAAACGTAAGGCACTAGTAGAGGCAAAGGAAGTAACAGGAAATAAAATTCCTAACAGCGCAAGTAGTAGCGAGACTGACAGCAATATTATTGACATCAGAAAACTCGCAGGTTTAAAAATTTAAGGAGAACATTTAAATGTCTGAACTACTAACAAGCCGTTGGAACGAGACCAAGGAAGCCCTATTAGAAGGCCTACAAGGCACCCGTAAATCAACAATGGCTGTAACTTTAGAAAACACTCGCAAGTATCTTGCAGAAAGTGCCACTGCTGGTGCTACTTCTGCTGGTAACGTTGCCACACTTAACCGCGTGATTCTACCAGTAATCCGTCGTGTTATGCCAACCGTTATTGCTAACGAGTTAGTTGGTGTACAACCAATGACTGGACCAGTTGGTCAAATCCATACTCTACGTGTTCGCTATGCTGACACATCCAGTGGAGCAGGAGTTGTAGCTGGTGAAGAAGCATTCAGCCCATTCAAGATCGCTGAAGCTTATTCTGGTAATGCCAGCAGCGGCAACCCAAAGGCAGCTACTACAGCCGCTCTAGAAGGTGCAGCAGGCAACAGAATGAGCATTCAAATCTTGAAACAAACCGTCGAAGCGAAGACACGTAAGTTAAGCGCAAGATGGACTTTCGAGGCTGCACAAGATGCACAAGCCCAACAAGGTATTGACATCGAAGCAGAAATCATGGCTGCTCTAGCACAAGAAATCACTGCTGAAATCGATCAAGAAGTTCTTGGTTCATTAAGCACATTGGCTGGTACAGCTACAGAAACATACGACCAAAGCGCAGTATCTGGTACTGCTACATTCGTTGGCGACGAACACGCTGCTTTAGCTGTTCAGATCAACCGTGTTGCTAACTTGATCGCTCAGCGTACACGTCGTGGTGCTGGTAACTGGGCCGTAGTAAGCCCAACAGCATTGACAATTCTTCAAAGTGCTACAACTAGTGCGTTTGCTCGTACTACAGAAGGCACATTCGAAGCTCCAACAAACACCAAGTTTGTTGGTACATTGAACAATGCTATGAAGATCTATGTAAACACATATGCAACATCTGATGATGTTCTTATTGGTTACAAAGGTTCCAGCGAAAGCGATGCAGCAGCATTCTATTGCCCATACGTTCCATTGATGAGCAGTGGTGTTGTACTAGATCCATCAACATTTGAACCAGTCGTATCATTCATGACACGTTACGGTTATGTTGAATTGACAAACACAGCGTCATCTTTAGGTAACGCTGCTGACTACCTAGGTAAAGTTGGTATCACAACAGCTAAAGTTAAATTTAGCTAATCAACCAAAGGTTGTTAAAAACAAAAAAGGCTCTTCGGAGCCTTTTTTCATATCTGCTAAATACATAGTACGACTTACACAGGGTAAGTTTTATGCGGAAATCCAACCGCGTACAGCCTAGAACGCTGTTTTTCTTAAGGAGAAATTAAATGGGACGTCCTCTAAATAAAAAATATTTTGGTAATACGAATGATCCGCAAATTGGCGGAGAAGGTGTAGCAAGTGTAACAATTGCTGCTCCAATCGCAGCCAGCATGAATACTGGCGCAACTGCTGTATTCAGCGCACCTCAACTTCCAGGTGGCGTAACTGCTACCGGTACTGTAACTATTGATGGTGCCGGCGACATTGCAGCTATTGTTATGACTAATGCAGGTTCTGGGTATACCGCAGTTCCAACAATTACTGTAACTGATACAGTAGGTGGTGGTGGCGAATCCACAGTATTAACAAGCGGTGCAGGCGGAGTAACCGTTGCACTTACAGCAGTTAAAACAAATGCAATTACAATGACAGGTCGTGTTGTGGCAGGTTCTACTGTTGCGCTTGATGTTGTTAAACAAACTGGTAGCCGTCGTTATCTAGTAACTGATGGTACTAACACTGGCGTTGTTGCATTAGTAAGCGAAGCTGTTGATGCGGCAGGCGAAGCACAAATTGTTGCTACTGACAGCAACAACGGAACTTATTACGTAACTAAATTAACAGCACATAGAGCAGTTATTGTTCCAGGAACAGGAACACAATTTCCTCTAGTTGGTGGAAATCCACAGTCAGTGCCATGGGTTTTAGATACAGCAGTGTTAGATACTTCTGTTAAGATTCCTAATGCCTAAATAATAGGAAATAGATAATGTCTGTTAAAATTGTTAAAGTTCAAAGTGGTGACTACAAACTGGTAGTAGGTTCTGTAAATCCGCAGACTGGAATTCCATCTGCGGGTAATATTACGTTTGATACTAACCCAACAGGACAGGTAGGAGACGGAAAGGTCACTATTAAAGGTGACCTTGAAGTACTAGGAACAACTACCACAGTTAACACTGAAACTGTAACAATTGAAGACAACATTCTCGATTTAAATTTTGGATGGAATGGTAGTACCACTCCTGGCAGAACTTCAGGTCTTTGGTTTAACCAAGGGCCTAGTAATCCCGATATTCATCTTGTCTGGGAACTTGATGTTCTCAGTACTGATCCTAGTGGCAATACAAATGCAGCAGGTAATCCTGACGGCACATTTGTTTTTAAAGATGGTTCTAATAATTTACGAGCTATTTCTACTAACAGTATTAATGCAGCCCCTACTAAATTAGGACCTGAAGGATGGAGCCAAAGCAGTGACCTTGCAATTAAAGTTGGTTCAGATAAAGTTGTTAGAATTGTTGACAGTGGTCCTTACGAACAGAGAGTATTAGACTATAGTAAATTGTTTACTGTACTGACAATTTCAATAACCGGAAGACTTTCTAATATTGCAACTATTACAACTACCACAGCACACAATCTGATTCCAGGAAATATCATAGACGTATTCTGTACCAGCAATGCCAGCTTTAATGGATCGTTCGTTACTGTTTCAAGCACTCCAACACCAACGTCGTTTACCTATTCTAACTCTGGATTTGATGTTACCGCAGGCCCTTCAGGTAGTGCCACCGGTACTGTTAAAGTTAATGCTGTTCGAGACGCTAATATTATTCCTAATATGAGAGCTGTTGCAGACTATGCGTTCAGTTCGTTGTCTTCGTATGTTTCAAATAGAATTCAAGAGAATGACACTAAAGTTCAAACTTATGACTTTGATACCAGTGGTGTAAGTAAAATTTCTTTTGAAGTTGATGGTACACAGAAAGCATTCATTGATAATTTTGGTATGACTTTTGGAAATATTCAAATTACTACCAACGGTATTAGTAATATTTCCAATGATAATATTATCATTGACAACGTACTCAATATTCAAAACAGAGTTAATACTCCAAGTACACCAGTAGGTTATGTTAAATTGTATTCAAAAAATGCGCCAGGCAACGGAGGCACAGGTTTATTTTTTGTAAATACTACAGGAACAAATGATGAATTGATAAGCAAGACAAGAGCCTTGCTTATTTCATTGATAATATAAGGACAAGAAATGTCAATTTCAAGCACGTTATTAAGTAATACACCCGTAGCTATAAGTCCTAGTCTTTCTCAAGATGCTGCAATCACTGTGATGTTTTTTTGTAATCAGAATATTCCAGATCCTCTAGATCCTCTAGCAGGACAAGAACTTATAAGCGTTTATGCTGTAGCTAGTGGTGATACAACATCTCTAACAAATAGAGTGGTAAATGATGTACCTGTCGATGCAGGTGACACATTTACTTTTTCTGCTGAAAGATTAGTTTTAAGTCCAGGCGATAGAGTTTGGGCAGAGACAACAAATGCTGGTAATGTCAGCGTAACCATAAGCTATGTGACAATTTAATTATGAAATATCTTCGTAGACACAACGTAAATCTTGGCAGTATCATAGACGATACTATTCTACAAACCCCAACCGGAAACGTAGAATTAAATCCAACACAGAAAGTTACCATTAGAGGTGACCTAGATGTTCTTGGAAAAATACCAGGACCAGAAATTACCAACGTATTGTACGTTACTATGGACGGCAATGACGACAATGATGGTAAAGGCATGGGCCCTGATCAAGCTTTAAGAACTATTAAAAAAGCCTGCGCACTATCACAAGAAGGTACAACAATTTATGTAAGAAGTGGCGAGTATTATGAAGATAATCCTATCAAAGTACCACCTCGTGTATCTATTATTGGCGACAGTTTAAGAAATACAATTTTAAGACCTCTTAACGGTCCTAAAGTTTTTAGAATTACTAACATTCAAAAATTAAATGAAGTTGTGACTATTACACTATCACAACCTCACGGTCTTACTACAGCAGACAGAATTCGTGTAAGATGTACAACAGACGATAGAGTTGACGAAGTTGACGTAAACATCAGCGAATATACAGAGTATACACTCAGCTATAGAAAATCTGGAGCTAATATTCCATCTGCTCCTGCAACTGGTCGAGTGTTAAGAGGTGAAGACTATTTTCAAGTTAACAGCGCATCCTATATTGCTCAACTTGTTTTTAAAGGATTACGTGCTCCAGGTTACTGTATTGTTATTGACAGCGATGCAATCATCGATACTTCACCCTATATTCAAAACACGTCAAATATTAACGGGCCTTGGTTAAAGAATGGAACAGAATGGTTACCATTTCAAACTACACAGCCAGATCTTTCAGGTACACCAGTATCGGGTCCAAGACCATTGCGAGACGATGAGATTGATCCAACGCAAGTAGACGAGTATGCCGTAGACGTTGAAGGTGCAGGTTGCGGTATGTTGATTGACGGTGATAGATACAGCAGTCAAAGTCCAATTAAGTCTATGGTTGCTGACGCTTTCACGCAGATTGCACAAGGAGCAATTGGCTTCCATATTACTAACTTTGGTTACATGCAGTTAGTTTCATGCTTTGCGGTTTTCTGTAACAAGGGGTTTTACACAACTAGAGGTGGTTACTTATCCATTTCAAACTCAGTTTGTGACTTCGGAGTCACTGGATTTGAAGCTGACGGTTACTATCTTGATCCGTATAGTTCAGGTATAACCACACAAGACTATTATTCTACAATTGGTTCTATTACAGTTAATACGCCTGGATCAGGATTTATAATTCCTCCAAGTATTACTATTGATCCCCCTACTGTACTGGGAGGTATACAAGCTACTGCTGAAGCTATCGTTGATCCAATTTTAGGTATTATTAACGCTATTTCTGTAACCAATCCAGGTTTTGGCTACGACTTCCAACCTAATGTTACAATTACTCCATCTAACGGAGCAACAGCCACAGTCAACCTAGCTAAAAACTTGTTCATTGAGGTGTTTGACCTTGCTAATAAACCACAGGTTGGATCACTGATGTTAGTTGGAAACATTGATCCTATAACAGGCAACGAAGTAGGTTTCTATGTTTCGGCTACTACTAACAGTTCATTTGCTTTTAGATACGATGAACAAAAATGTCGAAGAGACGTTGGCATTATTTTAGAAGCAGTTTTAGCTGACGCTGTACTTAACACTAATCATCAAAGTGTGTATGCAGGATTAAGTTATTTAAGATCATACTCAAGTAAAGTTACCAGTCTACAAAAATCACAGACTATTGCTGGATTACAAGAAGCTAAAAATCAAGCTCTTACTTATACCAGCGATGTTACAATGCAAACAAGAATTGCAGATAACTTTAACATAGTTACAAATATTATTAATTTAGGTGTTGCAGGTGCAGCAACTATTGCCCTTAATCCAACAACGCCTAGAGATCCAGGTTTCTATGAAGCAGGTCAGGCATTGTTGGCTAATAAATCATTTATTCAAGATGAGATAGTTGCATGGTTAGCAGATAGATTTGGTACTTTTAATTTTGATAGTGCAAAATGTAAAAGAGACGTAGGTTTAATTTTAGAAGCGGTAATATATGATTTTATTCTAGGTACAAACCACCTATCAAGAACAGCTGGCCTATCTTACTTAAGAAGTTACTCGTCTACAGTTACAGCAGATCAAAAAGCACAGACAATAGCTGGCCTAAACTATGCCAGAGATAGAGCAAATTTATTGCACAATAGCTCAGTTGCTGCTGCTGCATTAGTTGCTAACTTTAAAATTGTTACAGATATTATAGATGCAGTTGATCCTGCAGCAGCTCCAGCTGTAACATTTATTGATCCTGTAGCAACAGTCGACCAAGGGTTAATTGACGGTGCAAGACAGTTAGAAATTAACAAAGACTTTATCAAAGAAGAAGTCGCTGCTTACGTTCGAGATATTATTGGAATTCCAAGTATTCCGGGCTATGACGAAATTAAATGTAAACGAGATACAGAATATCTAATTGATGCTATCATATTTGATATGATGTATGGTGGTAATAGCGCCACTGTTACAGCCAGCAACTCATATTTTAATCCTGATGGAACCAGTGTTATTCCAGATCAAATAACTGCTCATCAGCAGACATTTGGTAGATTAAAATCTATTATTGGTTACATTGTTCAAGCAGATAACTCAAGCTGGGTTAAATCTACTAGTAATCCTGCTGTACAAGATGTAAGTCAAACAGCAGGAAATGTATTAGCTGGAACAACAGCTCAAGATCTAGTTCAGATCACAGTTGATATTATCAGCGGAACTGCTATATCTGGAAGTGAATTGGCTGCTGAAAGAATCAGTGACAGTATTGTTGAAATTAATAATATCATCAATGGAGCTACACCTAGTCTGTATGTCTATGACGACCCAACAGGATATAGTGCAGACTGGTTCCATGCAAGAAGATTATTAAGACTTAATAAAGATTTTATAAAAGCTGAAGTTGCAGCATGGATTGACTACAACTATGCAAACTTTAATTCACATTATGATCCAGTAACTTGCAGCCGAGATGTAGGATACATTGTCGATGCAGCCAGCTACGATCTAATAACAGGTTCAAATTTTGCCAGCGTTACTGCCGGTAATGCGTATAATCGAGGATTAGCATCAACGGGTATTGTTTTAGCAAGCCAAAAAATTCAAACA